CGAAAGGAGCTGCTTTGCCTTGACCTTGGGTAGTCGTATAGGTTGTGGTGTCCAGAGAACACCCAACCATATCCGTGGCACCCGTGGTCGTGGAGATATTTAGACCCGCAGCCGCAGCCGCAGGGACTAGGAGTGGAACACCGGCTCGGGCACCTACGCCACTGGCCACCTGAAATTTCTTGATTACCGGCACGGAGCCGTAGAGGTCTTGGTCCCAAAGCATAGTAGCTCCTTAGTTAACAATGATTGCGTTTTTGGCATCTTGTCGGCGCTGTTCTTTGGTGCGCCAACTTTCAGCAAAAACATCTTCCCGCATGTACATCTGTGACTGTCCAAATACCTTGCAGTAGTCACAATGCCCCATCACATAGGGATAGTCCGTCATCTGACGGTATCCATAGCGTCTTAGAACCTGGGGGGAAGCAAACATTCTTACGTGCTCATCACAGAGAATCACGACTTTTCCGAGGTCTACCTGATCTGACAAATTGGCTACGTTTGATGTAGCTTTTGAAGGTCGGTAGACAGAAGCCGCTAAACTGGCTTCTTTAATGTCTTTCTCGGTAAAGTCCTGCTTGACAATAATCATCTGCTGTACGTCAGTTCTGCTTCAACCTCTTTCCAGTCCTTGTAGACGCCCAATTTGATCTTTGAATCGTAGAATTCCTTCTGACGGGCAGAAAGACCTTCCACTTTGTTTTTCGGAGCCCTGTTACCGGAACTCCTGCCGCCTGTTTCTTCGTGATGTTCATCATCACGCCGAGCACTTTTAGCCACTTTCAACTTCTCCAGAGGGCCTAAAACAGCCCTGATTGCCGCACGCTCTGTTGCCAGATTGTTTGGCATTCCTGCGTCTACAAGATCGCGGTATTCTTCCCCGATCTTCTTTCTGGTATCCGAATCTTCATCAAGAATCTCCGGAGCCAACCGTTTGTACTCTGCCAAGTCAGAAACAACCTTTTGTTGGGCTGCTTCTGCCTTTACTGTTGAAAGAACCTCCTGAGTTACCTCGTTTTTGGTGTCTTCCTTGATCTGTTTTGCAAGGAGTTCATCTGCTTGGGCATCTGTAATCTGTCCAGCAGTGACAGCAGCATTCAAATCTGCTCGGGTGTACCTCTTAGGAGGTTCAACCGTCTTTACCTTTTTCAGTTCAGCAAGTTCTGCTGCCAGAGCATCGTTTTTTCGATTCGCGCTGGCTATTGCAGCCAAAAACTGGTCTTTCGGGACGAAATCTTTCTTTTCCTTACCCTCAGAAGCGCCACCTTCTTCCTCAGCGTTGTTGTCTATATCAGACATGTCGAGCCTTTTCTCGTTGTCAGCGTGAGTCGGCCACGCAATTACGACCTATGGCGACAATAAAGCCGCCATAAGTGGTGGAAAATAAAAGGTGATTAAGTGGTAATCAGCGAAAATTGACAGTCGTCACAAGTCCGGCCCAAGGACTGGCTGTGATATGTCTTTTGGCTTTGAAATCATCAGGCGCGTAATAACAATGACATACCAGCCACTGTTTTACCTGTTTGGTGTCGTACCATGCTTTTTTTCTATCGAAACCCGGAGTCCTGCATTGCGCAAGACCGTTTTCCTTTTCATGGTCGAATAAATATTCCCATGCTTCAAAACTGACTTTATGGAATTGCTCTTTAAGAGCTTTACGGGTCATTTTGTCAGGTGGATTCATGTCTTTTCTCAAAATCATCAATCAGTTTTTTCGCTTCCTCGGAACCCTCCATGATCGCTTTCGGGAGGGTGATCGCCAAAGTCAATGCCTGAACCATCGCTTCGCCAACCAAGATATCGGCTTTTAGCTTAAGGAGGTCTTTATGCTCCCAGACGCCCGGATCGGCCATTTTTGTTTGAGCGATAGACACCTGGTTTCTAGTTCGATCTATGAATCCTTGTAGGTAGGATAGATATCGGTCCCAATTCTGGTCGCCGGTAACTCCTTGCATAACCGGGGAGGCAGAGGCGATAATTTTCGCCATCGGTAGGAATTCAACCTGCCTGCGGACCGATTTTTCCTCTGCTTTTGCCCTGAATTCGTCTCTATCGTAGGTCATTGCGGACCTCCATTAGCCCCACCGCCCGCCGTAGGAAGAGTTTCGTCCATCAGTTCATTTCCTTGTACTGGAGCTTGTGCTTGAGGACCCGGCGGGGCACCTTGAGGTTGTTGCCCAGGAGGTTGGCCCTGCTGGAACTGCTGTACAGCTTGCATTAATTGTGCCTGTTGCTGTTCCTGGGCAGCTTTTTGTTGAACCAACGTCAGATATTGTTTGAATAGTTGAACGTGCATCGGATCGAGATGACCAAACTCATCAGAACCGACGAAAGCAGCGAGTTTTTGTAGATGTGCTTGTGCTCCTTCGGCAGGTTCTCCCGTAGGCATTTGTCCATTCAGAAGAGATGTCATGGCCTCTTCGTAAAACACCTTTGGCGTTTCTGCTCCCGGTGTTGGAGGTTTAATATATTTGTCCGGGTCCTGTCCATAGGCTTTCCCGAGGTCCCTTTGCATCCGATAAGCTCCTGCTGCGTCGATAATTCCCAACTGGAGATTAAGTTGACTTACATAAATACTCATCAGCGACTGTAGGGACGACTGCATCGCTTCTTTACTCGTATTCAGAGCATTCGCAGAGAAGTCAAACATAAACGCACCAGCAACTTGGTCCCTTTTAGTTATTTCTCCGTATGGATCAGCGGTTGGATCATCTAGTCCAATGATTAAAAACTGCTTTTTGTCAGGCAAAAATGCTTGATTCAGCGTATGAGCGATCTTCCATATCTGAGTCAGGCCCATAAAGAACCTTCGGAGGACTCTTTCGGGTCTTGCATCCCCCTGAGCCATGACGGTTTGCATCCCAGATACGGTTCTCAGGGCGGATGCTTTTCCGTGGGGGACTCTGCCTAATTGAAGATCGCCGATATTCGTGAGTTTTTCCTCCATCTGGTTAATGATGGCGAGAAAGTTGAGTCCGAAAGACTGATTTGGGTTCCCGATTTGGGGGAAGCTTACATCGTTTTTAGGATCAGAGACAGGATATCCCTCACCGGGCCATAAACGGATAACCTCGGGCCGCATATTTGATGTCGCACGGTAGAAAAAGAACGGGGAATTTGAAATAGTCCCGGCATCAGAAGTTTGATCGAAGGTCTGCTTCTGAATATCGTGGAGTCCTTCCATTAACTCCAAAATACCGATAGAAAATCGTCTTCCGGGAACAGGAAATAGGTGCGCTTCTGCGAGAGGTCTAAACGGAATCTCTGCTGGAAACATTTGAGTGAGATATCTTGCCCGAAGGATTGTTTTTGTCTCCAGAATCATCCAGAAAATCACGTCTTCGTCTAAACCATCGTCATTGATATCAAAAGTATCGAACACCATCAGTCGGGTGAGTTTATTCTGACTCTCTGCGCCTTTAGGAAGCTGTCTCCAGTCCACAGCACCTTGCATAGTGTCTTTTTGCTGTTCTCTCTCGGTGTAACTCACATCCATCAAAGTATCCATGATCTTGTCGGCATCTTTTTGATCCATCAGATCGTAGTAGCCACTGTCTTGGAGTCTTTTTATCTCATCAATCGAAGGAAAGTCTCTCAGGATGACGTGCGACGCCCCTAGGGGATTAGACGGACCGGGAATTTGGAGGTTTTCACACCTGACGGGATGGAGAACGTCCTGTACGTCCTTAGGAATTACTCTTGGACCTTCGTATCGAATCGCGTCCTTCTCGATATTGACTTCTACTTCGTTATCTTCTCGCGTAAAGAACGACGCTTTGTGTTTTTTGTCTCCGTCATTAACAACCCAGTCCCAGCCGTCTCTTGTAGGCTTTATTTGTGCATGAGGATAAGTTCCCTCAAGGAACATCCTGAAATACTCGATAGGCTGTATCTCGTCCGGGATTGGTGGAATGACCTTTACGTCGATGACGGAACGTGTTTCTTTGACCCACGGTACGTAGGCAGTCCAGAATCCTTCATTTACGAAGTCATGAGCTAGAGTTCCTATTGCCTCTTCGCCGGGTTGCTCCACGAAGAGTTGATAATCAAGGAGACGATTAACTGATTCTTCTTTCTCCTTATCTATCTTCTTAGTGGCTTTAGCCATCACCGGAGGACGTTGGGACATCACTGCATTATTCAGAGTGTCCTGCATCTTCATCGAAGCTGTAGCCATATCAGGAATCGCACAATCTGAGGCGTTTTCCCAGGGCCAGTCTTTTCCTTCTGTCCACATACGATACTTTGCGTACCTCTGGAGCCGCGCGTCTATCTCTGCTGTTCGATCCTGATTGTCGTTCTCGTAAAACGTGTGAATTCGCTCTGCGATAGTGTCTTTATCGAGATTGAAGGAGGATATTTTTGATCTTGTTCTCATACTTCCCGCCATTTTCTGCGACCTAGTTCAGTCAGGAGGCCGTTGTTGAATTGATCCAGATACCAACTCGGAGTTTCATCTTTGAGTTCTCTCTCCCATGAACGGATGACTTTTCTCCAGATATCGAGATACTGTTCTTGAGATAGAGACTCGGCACAGGAACCACAAAATGTCAGGTGCATGATCGTTCCATCAAGAAGAGAAAACGTGATCTTTGTCGCATCGTCATTGGGTCTTCCGATCTGCTTCGGCTCTCCTGGGTATAACTCGTGTTCAGCAAATCTCGCACGGATATCGAAACATGGTTGGTCACAAACCGTACAACACCCGCTAATTTTTACTTTACTCGACATTTTTTCTCTCAAGATTCGTTCCGCAGTTACAGACCTTGATAGAGCCTTTGAAAAGTTCTCCCTCGGGAGTCAGAATCTGGTGAGTGAAGATATCGCTTTGATCCGTAGGCACTCGCCAAACCTCGAATTTCACGACTTCACATTTTTGACACCAGACTGTTGTTTCAAGTTCGTTTGACATAGACTTCATTTTTCCATTGATCCGGGATAGCGGTTGATTTTTCTCCGGTCACTTGCTCAAACTCTTCTGCGATCTTCACTAGTTTAACTTTGAATTGAATGCAAAAGTTATCCCAGCAAGTATCACAGTAAAGGATACTTTGGTTGGTTTCAGCGGCGCAATAGTGACATTTATGGAACATCTGGTAGTTTGAATCCCGCAGTAGCTATCAACAAGGCTCTTTCGTCAGTAAATTGTTCATACGTTTTCTTTCTCAATTGTTCTTCGGCTGTCTGAAACTCCTGTGCTCGTATCAGACATGCCGGACAGTAATCCCGGATCAGGATATGACCCAAATGGGCTGGTTCTCCCAACATCGGTTGGGCGCATCCATCACAGAAATAGGTCTTCATCAATAGGGTCCTTTACGGGTTCCTGGACGTTTCAACACAGGGGCCCCGCCTTTCAGAAAGCGGAAGACTGGTTCACTGTTCGCAATATACTTCAAACACGCGGGCATGTCGCTGTATTTATCAGAGGCAACCTGTTTCTGGTCCCTATCGACGTTATGCGAATAGTCCG